GACTGATGTTAGACAGATGATCCTTGTTGACATGGCATTTAATATGGGTGTTCCTCGTCTCATGCAATTTAAAAATATGTGGATGGCGATAGAAAAAGTAAACTACCCTCTAGCTTGTCTTGAGATGCTGGATTCCAAATGGGCAAATCAGGTAGGTAACCGTGCAGTACGATTATCTGAAGCTATGAAAACTGGGGAGTTATGATTGAATTTGTGTTAGTGTTTATGATGGGGTTAAGAGTAGTAGACCAAACACAAACTTTCGATAACATAGATGAGTGCTTGTACTTTGCAGAAAGATTACACAAGCAACCTTCAATACCACAAAAGGAAGGACCTAACTTACAGATAACTGCGTATTGTAAACCAATGAGGAAAAGATAATGGTAGTCGCTGAAATTCTAACGGGTATCGCATTAGTGCAGAAAAGCGTTGAGTTCATTAAAAGTAATATTGGTACATGCAACGACATTAAAGATATAGCCAAACAGATAGATGGATTTTTTACTGGCGAGTCTCAAATGAACAAAGGTGCAGGTAAAGGTCTAGGGATTAAAGAACAGTTTGGTATAGAATCCACAGCTTCGGATTTTATAGATCGTAAGTTACTTGAAGAGCAACGTGCAGAATTAAAGAATATGATTAATCTTAGATTTGGTCCTACTACATGGGATCAGATCATTGCTGAAAGAGCAAGTAGAATAAACGAAGCAAAAGAAGCACAAAGATTACAGAGAGTAGAAGCAAGACAAAATCAAAAAGAACTAATTGATACATTGCAAACTATGGGGATTATATTCTGTGTTATAGCAGTTTTTATTATAGGGTTAGTAGTTACGTTCAAAGCATTTGCTTACGAATACAAATCTAAAGACTACACAAGACAACAAAAAATACATCAAGGCATGATCAAAAAGAATGTTTATGTTACATGTAGATTAAAGAAACAAAAAGTATTTAAAGAAAAGATGGCTTGTATATACGAAGGTGCTAACAAAACATACGAGCTAGAGTTTACAGATGTACGTGTGGGATGCCCAAAACAATACAAATGTTTACACAATCCTAACTCAAAAGAACCTAGTATAGATAAAGTAATGGAAAGTCTACGTAGCATAGCAAAATAAACTCTTGCTTTTTATACAGTTTATGTGTATAATTTAGGCAACAGGGAGTTCTTATGAAAAACTTAGCAGCACAAGCATTAGCTTTCCAATACAAACTACAAATTGATAACGCAACATCACTAATAAACATAAACCATAAACCACTTAATGAGATAGATAAAGCACTTGGGGAAATGGTAATAGCCAATCAAAAGTTACAGTTATTAAATAAGATAGTAGCTGAAAACAATCCTAAAGAGATTGATACCTCCGAAAGTAAGTAATACATGGCAAGCACATATCTTACCCTAGTCAATAATGTACTAAGAGATATGAACGAAGTAGAGTTGACTAGTTCTAACTTTACAAGTTCTAGAGGTGTACAGACTACTGTAAAAGATTACATCAACAGAGCTATATCTGATATACTTAACTCTGAACTTAACTGGCCCTTTACAAGAGCAGAAGGTTCAGTCGATGCAATTGCAGGTAAACAACTATATAGTTTTGCATCTATAGCATCTACACTTAAGTACATTGATTACGACAATGTGTTTCTCCAACCAAAAGATTACATACGGAATGGTGACTTTGAGATAGCAGGTTCAGCTAGTATAACTAACTGGACTACAGTTTCAGGTACTCCTGCAGCAAGTTCTAAGTTTGGTAACACGCTGTTACTTACAAGTGCAAAAGCAACACAACAAGTAGACGATCTAATCGTAGGTAAATCCTACGTTGTACTCATACAGACTAGTGGATCAACACTTACTTTAGATATTGGTACTAGTTCAGGTGGCACACAAACTAAGTCATCAACTCTTACTATTGCAAGTGGCAACGAAGTATTACTATCTGAAGTTACTTTTACAGCTACAGCGACAACTCATTATGTTACATTTACTGAATCAGCAGGGTCTGCGGCATTTGTTAAGTTAGTTCAACTTATGGAGAACATAACAGCAATACCACTCAAATATTTATCCTACGAGGAATACAATGAAAGATATAGAGAAAGAGATACTAGACCAGACACGAATAAATTTGCTGATCCTGAATTTGTGTATACAACATACAATGACGAGTTAGGTCTTACACCAATACCAGACACGAGCAACAGAACGTTAAAGTTTGACTACTATGTAACTAACACTGCTTTGTCTGCACACGATGATACAGGTATCATACCAACAAGATTTGAATCAATAGTCAATGCACGTGCAAAGTACTATACCTACATGTTTAGGTCTGATGTACAAACAGCACAATATGCCCTCAAAGAATACGAAGACGGTATCAAACGGATGAGGGTAGAATTAATAAACAGAAAGAATTATATGAGGGCAGTATAGTTGGCTGACTTAAGTGAAACCGCTGCATTTCCATTTGTATGTGAAGGTGGGTTAGTTCTTAACCAATCTACATTTATAATGAAACCCGGACAAGCTTTAGAATTAGAAAACTTTGAACCTGATATTGACGGTGGCTACAAGAGAATAAATGGTTTTAATAAATATGTGTCTGCAGTTGTTCCTTTTACATCAAGCAGTGGTGAAGAAGTTCTTATGGTTGCATCATTTGCCGACAAGGTTGTGGCAGCTAGAGGTACAAGTATATATCAGGCTACTCCTGCAGGATCATCTTGGACAAGCATAGATAGTGGTAGAACAAGTGCAACTAAATATAGTTTTGAACGATTTAACTTTGATGGAAACGACAAGTTAATAGTTGTAGATGGTGCTAATGCACCCACTGTGTTTAATACATCATTTAGTGCAACCGATGTAAGTGAAAGTTCTGTATCAGGTTCTAAATTTGTAGCGGCATTTAAGAACCACATGTTCTACGCAGGTAAGTCAACTACTAAACAAGAAGTAGTGTTCAGTCAACCTTTTGATGAAGATGCTTTTAGTTCTGGGTCAGGTGCAGGTAGCATCAAAGTTGACGACACAATTGTAGGACTTAAAGTTTTCCGTGATAATTTATTTATCTTTTGTGAAAACAGAATATTTAAACTTGGTGGTAGTTCGTCTAGTGACTTTGCTGTTGTTCCAGTTACAAGAAATATTGGGTGTATAAATGGTAACACAATTCAAGAATTTGCAGGTGACCTTATATTCTTAGGTCCTGATGGACTACGTACCATTGCAGGTACAGCAAGAATTGGTGACGTTGAATTAGGAACAATAAGTTCTAACGTGCAAACTTTGTTTGATAGGCAGATAGCTAACTCTACAAAGTTTGAATCTTTGGTTATACCTGACAAGACACAATACAGAATATTTTTTACACAAGACAACGTAGCCGAAAACGGTACTACAGGTGTTATCTGTGTTATGAAAGGTCAAACGTTTGAGTTTTCTAAAGTAAAAGGAATCAAGCCAACTTGTACAGATACGTTTGTAGATGATGGAGATGTTATTGCTCTTCACGGATCAACATCGGGTTTTATTCAAAGACAAGAACAAGGTAGTGACTTTGACGGGGTAGCAATAAATGGAAAGTATCGTAGTCCAGACCTTACGATGAACGATCCGGGAATACGTAAGCACATGCAGAAAGTTGTAATCAACTATGCACCTGAATCAACTATTGATGCAGATTTGTTTGTTAGGTACGACTACGAGAGTGCTACATCTTCTAGACCTGCAGCATATCCTCTCGATTCGTCAGAAGTTGCTATTGTATACGGAACATCTGTATACGGAACAGGTGTGTATGGAGGTCCTTCGCAACCTCTTGTTAGACAAGCAGTTGAGGGTTCAGGGTTTGCTGTAGCATTAAGAGTTAACGATGGAGGTACTACTGCACCTTATTCAATAAAAGGATTTCAGTTAGAATACCAATTAGGAGCAAGACGTTAAATGGGAGCAACATACACTAGACAGTCTACGTATACTGACGGTGATACAATCACTGCAGCACATACCAATGATGAGTTTGATCAATTATTAGCGGCCTTTGCGTCAAGCACAGGACATACCCACGATGGTACGACTGCAGAAGGTGGTGCTATAACTAAGTTATTGGGTAACACACTTACGTTTGGAGCAGGCACAGCAGGCACAGATATAACAATTACATACGATGGTGAAACCAACGATGGTGTAATGAAATGGATGGAAGACGAGGATTATTTTGAATTTAGTGATGACATACTTATTGCTTCTACAGAAAAGCTACAATTTAGAGACACAGCAATATACATCAATTCGAGTGCAGACGGACAACTCGACCTCGTAGCTGATACAGAAATACAAATTGCGGCCACTACCATTGACATGAATGGTGCAGTGGATATATCAGGTAACTTGGGAGTTGGTGGCAACCTTACTGTAACAGGTACAACCACGTTCAATGGTGGCACACTTACTCTTGGTGATGCTAACACAGATAACATTGTGTTTGGTGGTGAGATAGATTCTGATATTATACCTGATGATGATGATACTCACGATTTAGGTTCGTCTAGCAAACAATGGAAAGATATATATATTGATGGTGTTGCTTATTTAGATTCAATAGATTTAAATGGTACAACAATTACATCTACTGCCGCTGAGTTAAACATTCTTGATGGTGTAACATCTACTGCAGCAGAACTAAATGCTTTGGATGGTATTACAGCAGTCGTAGGTGAACTTAACGCATTAGATATAGGTAGTACTGCTATAGGTACTGCTGTTGCTTCTAAGGCAGTTATACTAGATGCTAATAAAGATTACACGGGCATAAGAAACCTTACAATTAGTGGTGACCTAACTATATCAGGCGATGATTTAGTTATGGGTACAAATACATCAGGTCACATACTTGTTGCAGACGGTACAAACTTTAATCCTACAGCAGTAGGTGACTTATCAGAAATATCTACAGTAGCTAATGATGATGTATTTCTAGCAGTAGACACTTCAGGTGGTGGTCTTAAAAAGATTACTAGGAGTGCAGTTGTATCAGGACTTGCTACATCTAGTGCTATATCAAACTTATCAGAAGATAGCACTCCACAATTAGGTGGTAATTTAGATTTAAATGGTAATGATATTGTTACTACATCAAATGCTGACCTTGAACTTGCACCAAATGGAACAGGTCATGTAACTGTTAGAGGTAATACTAATCAAGGTACTATTCAGTTTAACTGTGAAAACAATTCTCACGGACAACAAATAAAAGCTGCACCACATTCAGAAAGTGCTAATAATGTTTTAACTCTCCCTAGTACTGGTGGTGATGCTACATTAGTATCAACAGCTTCAACGGCTACACTAACAAATAAAACACTCACAACTCCAGTAATTGCAGAGATTACCAATGGCTCATCTATAACATTAAATGCAGTATCAGATATCGTTCTTGATGCAGGTGGTGCAAATGTTTTATTTAAAGATGATGGCACAGAAATACTTGATATAGGTAATAGTTCGGGTGATGTAAGTCTCCGTGTAAGCACTGCCGATAAAAACTTTCAAATAAAAGGTACAGATGGTTCTACTGCTATAACTGCTCTTGACATTGACATGGCTCTTGCAGGTGCAGTCACATTTAATGATAAGATTACAGCAGTAGGTACATCTGTATTTACAAATTTAGATATATCAGGTGATGTTGATATTGACGGAACATTAGAAACAGATGCTTTATCTATAGCTAGTACAACCGTTACATCAACAGCAGCAGAACTAAACATTTTAGATGGAGTTACGGCTACTGCTGCCGAATTAAATATTCTTGATGGTGTTACGGCTACTGCTGCCGAACTAAATATTCTTGATGGTGTTACCTCGACTGCGGCAGAACTTAATGCGTTAGACGGTATTACAGCAGTCGTAGGAGAACTTAATGCTCTTGACTTAGGTTCAACAGCAGTAGGTACAGCGATTGCATCAAAAGCTGTTATATTAGATTCTAATAAAGATTATACAGGAATAAGAAATTTTAATATAAGTGGCGAATTACAGACTGCAAATATAGGTTTTACAGACGGTGACAATGCCATAACTATAGCAGACGGTGGTGGTATTACTGCGGCTAATGGAATAACTTCTACTGCAGCATCCAACACACTTGGAGCAACAAGTTTTAATGATGCCAACATAACCAACGTAGGTAGCATAGCATTAGACAGTATAGCTTCTGATGCAGGAACAGGAACAGCAATAACATTTGGTGCAGGTAATGTACCAAACACACAGACAGCAGGTTCTCAAGGTGGTAACACTGCACCTGACTTTTCACAGTACACAAACTTTGTTTGGACACTTACAAGTAATCTAGTATTGACTGATCCCGGAGACGAGGTGGCAGGACAATCAGGTATATTTGTATTTATTCAAGATGGCACAGGAAGTAGAACATTATCTCATGCAGCAGACCAATATTTTGTTGCAGGTGGAACGTCGATTACTTTAACAACAGCAGCCAATTCAATAGACATTGTGCCTTACTTTGTACAAGCAGACGGTAAGATACACTTAGGCGCTGCTCAACTAGCATTTGCAGAAGCATAAGAGGTAAGATGACAGGTTCAAATTCATTTTGGTTTGCAAATCCTTCAAGTGGTTTTTACAATGGTGTTGCTACACAGTCGTTGAGACTTGATGATGGTGATAATGGTGATAAACTGTCACTTACTCATGGAAGTGCAGGTAATCAAAAAACTTGGACTTGGAGTGGTTGGGTTAAGCGTGGTATACTTGGAACAAGTAGCATGTTGTATTCACAATTTACATCCAATAGTGATGTTTCTTGGTTGTACTTTTCTAGTGCTGACCAACTAAATATGCAAAACTATGAAGGTGCAAATCAAGTAGATATAAAAACAAATGCTAAATTTCGTGATCCTACTGCTTGGTATCATATAATGGCTGTGTTAGATACCACACAAGGAACAAATACAAACAGAGCAAAAATGTATGTTAATGGTGAGTTACAAACGTCTCTTGCTAGCACTACATATCCAACACAAAATGCTGACCTTAAAGTCAATAGTGCAGATGCAGCATTTGTTATCGGTAGCACACCAGACAGTTATGGAACTGGAGCAGGTTACAAATTTGATGGTTACTTGGCAGAAGTTAATTTTGTTGACGGTATAGCATTAGATTCAAGTTACTTTGGTGAAACAAAAAATGGTGTATGGATACCAAAGAAATATACTGGCTCACATGGTACTAATGGATTTAGATTAGAATTTAAACAAAGTGGAGTTGGTACTGCGTCAGCATCAACTATAGGTGCTGATACGAGTGGGAATACAAATCATCTTACATCTACTAATATAGCCGCATCTGATTGTGCAATGCCTGATAGTCCTGAGAATAATTTTACTACGATAAATTCACTTACAAAAATATATAGAAATAGTGGTACTATAGTTCATAGTGAGGGTAATTTACAAACAGCGAGTACAGATACTGGTTCAGGTGTACATGGACATGGTACATTTGGTATGGCATCAGGCAAATGGTATTGGGAAGTCTATGCAAAAACTATGGGTGGCAGTTATGGTAACATAGGACTTGGCAATCAGGATAGTAGAAATAATATTGCTACAGATGCAAGTAAACCAAGTATAGGTATATTTTATGATATGGGTGGTACTAGAAGTCCTCGTGCTGTAAATTCAGGTTTTACTTCTTATGGTGCAAGTTGGGCAGAAGGCGATATAATAGGAATTGCGTTTGATGCTGATAATGAAAGTGTAAATTTTTATAAAAATGGTTCTGCTCAAGGAGCAGTAGGTAGTGTTTTAACTCAAGCAAATGGCCCATATTTTGCAATAAATGGAGATGCTCAAAATAATACAAATTATATTTTTGTTAATAACTTTGGACAAGATAGTTCATTTGCCGGAAATAAAACAAGTGGTTCAGCTGGTGCATCAGATGGAAATGGTATAGGCGATTTCTATTATTCAGTTCCATCAGGATATCTAGCATTATGCACATCTAACCTACCTGAACCAACCATAGGTCCTAATTCTGCTACACAAGCTGATGATTATTTTCAAACAGTTCTTTATACTGGTAATGCTACTGCTAGAAGTATAACTGGTGTTGGATTTCAACCTGATTGGGTTTGGTCAAAAGCTAGAGGTATAAGTCAGTCGCATAGATTAGTTGATTCATCTCGTGGTGTGCAGAAATCTTTGTATTCAAATACTACCGATGCTGAGGGAACAGAAAGTGGACTGACAGCATTTAATGCTGATGGTTTTAGTATAGGTACAGAAACAAGTTTTAATTATAATACAGAAGCATTTGTAGCTTGGAACTGGAAAGCAAATGGTGGCACAACTACTACAAATGATGCAAGTTCAACTGGAGTAGGTTCAATAGATAGTGTGTATCAAGCAAACACTACAGCAGGATTTAGCATTGTTACTTATACTGGAACTGGATCGGCAGGAACTATAGCACATGGATTAGGCAAAGCACCTAATATGTCAATCATAAAACCAAGAAATTTCGCAGATAATTGGATTGTTACTTATGATATGGTTGATGGTAGTGATGACCAAGCATATTTAAATTTAACTAACGCAGGTGGAAGTCCTTCAGCATCTTACGTTGTTGCTCAAAATGCAACTACTTTGGGATTGACCGATTGGAATAATGTTAATGATGCAAGTGATACGTATGTTGCCTATTGTTTTCATTCAGTAGAAGGCTACTCAAAGTTTGGCAGTTATACTGGAAATGGCAATGCAAATGGTACGTTTGTCTTTACTGGATTTAGACCTGCTTGGATTTTAATAAAAGTAATAAATCAAGCGGGTCAACGATGGGAATTGTTTGACAGTGTTCGTTCACCACACAATCCATCTAATGAACGATTATCACCAAATATTCCAGATGCAGAACATGAGGGTTACCAATCCCCTGATTTTTTATCAAATGGATTTAAACTTACAAGCACCTCTGGATATACCAATGATAATGGAAACACATACATTTACATGGCATTTGCCGAAGCACCATTTAAGTATGCAAACGCAAGATAGGAGACAATAAGATGGTTTGGAAAAAAAGTGATGGCACTCATGTTAAAGTTGGTAAAAGTTGGGTTGATGACAACAACATTAGGCATCCTACTAACTGGAGCATTTGGACAGATGCACAAAAAAAAGCTGTTGGTTTAACTTGGGAAGATGATGTTGATACAAGTTTTGATGATAGGTTTTACTGGGCAAAAGATATTGAACGTAAACTAGCAGATGTAGACGTAGTTGATGATGATGGCAAAGCAGTAATAGACATTATGACTGGTAAACAAATGGTTCAGTTAGGTCTTAAATCTATATGGGTAACAAGAACTAAAACAACTGCTAATAGTCTGTTATCTAGTTCTGATTGGTATGTTACTAGAAAAGCAGAAGCATCAACTGCCATACCATCTGATATAAGCACCTATAGAACTGATGTTAGAACTGCCAGTAAAACTATAGAAGATAAGATCAATGGTTGTGCAGACTTAGATGCTTTCAAAGCATTGTTTGTTGTGCCAACTGATAGTGATGGGAAGCCTACTGGCAATGCACCTATCTATGATTTTCCTGACGAGGTGTAGATGGAAAGTATAGACCCAATGTTATTCTGGAACATTATTTTAACCATGATTGTTGTACCTTTTGGTTGGGCATTTAACAAGATGTTCCAAGAGGTCAAACGCATACAGATACTCCTGAACAAGACACGTGAGGACTATGCACGTAAGGATGATGTGAAAGATGATATGCACAATCTTATGGATGCACTCAAAAGATTAGAAGATAAGTTGGATAAGATATTGATTGGAAATAGGTAATGGTGGATAGACCTTCAGATATGGAACAGTTTCCTATAGCTGATTTACCGACACAAGGTATTGGTATTGAACCCGGTCTAGGTGGTGGTGATTATAGTACATTCACACCTCCTCCACCTCAAGAAACAGTATCTCCACAGTCTCCTATACCAGAAGAAAGAGAAACAATGGCAGAAACAACCCCCATAGAAGCTCCAACTACAGGAGCAAAATTAATTGAACGATTAGGCGAACAGGCTACAGGCACTGCAGGTACAGTTCCCGAAGCAGGTAAAGTTCCATTTACTTCTTTGCAAGAAAAACCTGATGAGATACTAACAGCACCCTCAGACTTATCTCAAGTAAGTCCTACTGTTTCTGCTGTAGACACAACAGGTTTAAACGTTCCAAGCTCAACACAACAAGCCGCTAACACATATGCCGCCACACAAGTTGCATCAGATACCCCCGAAGGAATCGCAGCACAAGGTAAACTAAGTGCAGAATCTCTTATAGGAGATGTTCAAGGTGCAGTATCTGAAGCGTCTAAAGCAACTGCCGCTACAGAAACCCTCGATCCTAAAGCCACAGTTCAATATCAATTAGGGGAGTTGTATGCTTCACTTGAAGAAGGTAAGCCTTTACCTGCTTGGGCGGCACCTGCAGTAAGAGCAGTAAACGGCATAATGGCTCAAAGAGGATTGGGTGCATCGAGCATGGCTTCGGCGGCAGTAACTCAAGCCATATATGAATCTGGTATTCCTATAGCTAAAGCAGATGCCGACAGATATGGTGCTATACAACTACAGAATTTAAATAATAAACAACAAGCAGTATTACAAAATGCAATGACTTTTGCTTCTATGGACAAAGCCAATCTAGATGCTAGGCTAAATGCCGCTGTTAACAATGCAAAGTCTTTCTTATCTATAGACGTACAAAATCTTGACAATAATCAAAAAATGAATACAATTAATTATCAGGGTAAGTTACAGGCTCTGTTAACAGATGGTTCTGCTCAAAATGCTGCAGATCAATTTAATGCTAAATCTAAAAATCAACTTGACGAGTTTTACGCAGAGTTAGATTCACAAATTTCACAATCAAATTCTAACCGTGAAGCAGCCAGTAGACAATTTAACGTAGATCAAGCAAATGCTATGTCTAGATACGTAGCAGGGTTAAACGATCAAAGAGAACAGTTTAACAAAAACATGAGTATGCAAATAAATCAAGCTAATGCAGTTTGGCGTAGACAAATAAATACGTCTAACACTGCAGGACAGAATGAAGTAAACAGGCAAAATGCCTTGAATGTTCTTAACGTAAGTCAGGCAGGATTAAATGCTCTGTGGCAAAGATACAGAGACGAAGCTTCTTGGGCATTTACTGCAACAGAAAGTGCTAAACAAAGAGATCACCAAATAGCAGTTACAGCTATGGAGGTATCTGCACAATCTGATTTGTACGGACAGAAGAACGAAGATGACATGTATGCCGCTTTAGGTGGTGGTATTATGGCAGGTATTTTTGCTACATTGTAAGAGGTTAATATGAGTTTTTTAAAAGTTGCACTACCATTTATAGGGTCATTAGCCGCAGCTTCGGCATTGAGTGGAGCTAGTTCTACTCCTAAAGGACCTTACGGTTCAGCCAGTAGTTCTGCTAAATCTTCAGGATTTTTAGCTGAAACATTTGGGGTTGAGAAAGATAGTACTTTATACAAAGGAGTAAAAGGAATAGCAAATTATGCTAAAGAAGGATTTCAAGCTAATCTACAAAACATGACATCATCGAGTGTTACTGCAAATGATCTACGTAGAATAACTGCACCTAAGGTGGGTTCTGGTGCGTCATTTAAAGTGACATCATCAGATTTAAAACTTCCGGGAACTACTAATTCTAGAGTCTTGGGTAAGATGGACTCTGCTATGACAAGTCCTGTGTTTCAACAAATACTTACTGCGTCTTTAGCCACATCACCTAGACTAGGTAAGACTATAAGTTTAGACCCGAACAAAGCTATAAATGTAAAGTCTAGGGTAAACCCACAGACACTAAAAGCTTAAGGATACGACTGACATGAGAATGACAAATCAAGACCCTATGTTTGCTGAAGATCAGGTAATGATGGGTGGAACAGAGCAGGAGATGACACCACAAGCAGGTAGCATTGAAGCTATTGATCCTCTAGATAGGATGCCACCCGGACACAGTCTTACACAGCCTAAAGGTAAATGGGCGTGGGATCAACCACCAAGATTTACAGACCCTGAAGAAGCAATAGATTTTGTAATCGATAAGTTAGAAGAACCTGCAGTTGAAAAAGATATGTTAAAACTTATGGTAGCAGGTATATCAATAGAAGAAATGGTTGAAACAATAGCTATAGGTGGTTTTTCTACAGGACATTATACTCCTGACGTAGCAGAACTTATAAAAGCTCCTATAGGTATGTACCTTGCAGGTCTTGCAGTTGAAAATGACATACCTCCTAAGTTATTTAATTCTGCTACGGGTATGCCAAGAGAATCAGAAAACGTAACAGATGAACAAGCTATTAATATAATGAAAGGTAGAAACCCTGAACGAGTAGAAGCCTTACAAAAAGGTATAGAAGAAGAAGAGATGGTAGCTATGCAACAACAAGATGTAGCAAACAATTCTTTTTTAGCACCTGAGTTAGATCAACAACCAGTACAGGAGATGCCTAATGTCGTTGCTTAATATAGCAGGTGGAGCAGGTAAGTTTTTACAAGCCGCAGCTTTAGAAAAGATAAAAGGTGATTCTGCGATGAAGATAGCAAATGCTAAGTTGCAAAATGCCGCTGATATAAAAGCCAAAGAAGATCAAGTTACTTTTAAAGTTGGAGATAGTAGTCTTACTTTTAACACGATATCATCATTGGGGTCTACTGACAAACAACGAGCCGCTGGAGCTATAACAAATATAACATCAAACATGACAAAAGATCAGTATTTAAAAGCTATGAAAACTGGTACAAACGAAGAAAAGAGTAAATTAAATCAATTCTTATTACAATCCCATACATTTTGGAACGCAAACAATCAAGAAAAAGTTGCAAGAGGATCAGTTCCAATATCTGCTGGGTGGAAAAATGTAGTCTCTTATCATAAGGACATATTAGATTATGGACCTAATTATGCTACAAAAACAATAGCTCCTTCTTATGGAAGAGCAGTAAATAGATGGAAACATTATTATCCTAAAAATACTATATGGGAAGTTATAAATAAAACAGCAGATGACAAGACAGTTAATTATGATTTTGCTCCTACTAAATTAATGGATGGTGGAGCAAACTTTGCAAGAGTTAAACAATACCAAAACCTACTCGGTCATAAAGATTACAAAGAAACTTTAAGAATGTTTAAACTTAATAATGAAGCTGATTTGACTAGTGACAGACATGTAAAAGTTTATGATATTATGGATGAGATGAAAGCAGAATTTGGTGTTATAGATAACATAGATCAGTTTACAAATGTAGCACAATTAGAAAAGTACAGAGATAAAGCAAGACAGTTAGGCATAGGCAATAGAGGGTGGATGAATATGCTAGGTGCTATAACTCCTGATTTAGTATCATTTAAAAACGAAAATGTTATATACAGCGATGATAAAGAATTAACAAACTATACAAATAGTTATATGAAATCAAAACATAATATAGACGTAATAAAAGAAAAACAAGCTAGTCAAGGTGCAAGTGCTGCGGCAGGAACAGCGATGACTATGGTTAACAATCTAAAAGAAGTAGGAGCTTTGGGTCAGCCTGCAGGTTTTGCAGTAGATAGGATGTTTAGACAAGTTTTTAGTCCGACAGGTGCTTTACAATCTGTAGTAGCAGTAGCAGGTAATTGGTTAAAAACCACAGCTAGAAGTTATGATTCTGATGGTAAACTTAGAAATGCTAGTTCAACAGCGTACATAAAAGATTTTAGAACTAAAATGGCAGAGAATTTAAATAACACTGACGCTAAAGCACGAAGAGCAGGACAATTACAATATATGAAATTTCAACTTGCTTATCAAATGGCTTCTGCTTTACAAGGTGGAACAGGTGGTAGAACAATATCTGACCAAGACGTTGAAAATATGTTAAGAGCTATGAGATTTACTGCAGGTGATGATACTAAACATATCATAGCATCTTTAGAAAATATAAATCAATTAATGTTAGAAACTGCGGCAATAAAAGATTATTATGCAAGTGGTCCTAAAGGTGCATACGCTGCAAAATTATTAGAAAGAAGTATAGCACAGTATGGAAGTTTAGAGCAATACACTTATGCAAGAGTAGCCGATCTTACTACTAATAAAGTAGGTGGTAAATTTACTCCTCCTGCAGGTGGCACGACAGGTAATAAAACTTTCAAAGTATCACCAGACGGTAAAATAATATTTAATTAAAGGATACAAAACTACATGGCTACTGATCAATCTATCATAACCGATTTAAGTAAACCAAATGTATTTGAAGAAAAGTCTGATTTTCCATTTAGTGACATAAGAACTTTTAAACCTGAAGGCACTATTATACCTAGAGGTATTAATCCATCAGACGCTTTAGAGTTTGTTACAGATAGTCTAGGCTTAGAAAAAACTTTTCCTGAAACTTTTGATGCGGCAGTTACTGAAACTGGCGTAGGTAATTTAAAAGTTGACCCTTTAAAAACTACACCTGCATTTAGTTATGCTGATGTTATATCAGAAGAAGAGTTAGATAAAATTGAAGGTGCTTGGACAGGTGAAGTTAATGAAGCTGGAGAAGCTATAGTAAATCCTCTCGAAGGTAGCTACCAAGACAAGATAAAAATATTAAATCAAATAAATCCTCAAGCTCTTTATTTTAAAGACAAAGGTAAGAGTGCTATACCTGTAGATGAAATGTTGGGTGTTTGGAACTCAAGTAGAATAGATCAGCTACGTATAAAAGAGATGAAAGCAGAACAAACTCAAACGGGAGTGACAGAAGCTTTAGGACTACTTACTCCCGATGATGTAGTTCAAGTCGATAAAGCTGAATATTCTATAGGCGATTTAACGGGATCAGGCGTACCATTTGGAGATTTACTTGATAAGATACGTGGGGGTGAAGGTGGTCCTAGCCGTGCTACTAAAGCAAAAGTTGCAGAAAAATACTTTAGATCATTAACTGATGCTCAAGGTAACAAGTTAAGTAACAAAGATATTGTAGGCTTACTTAACAGAGAGATACTTGGCAGAGGTAAAGCTGACACAAGTGTAGTCGGATCAATGCAAAAGGTTTATGATCTTGCAGGGTACGGTAGAGAGTTTGCTACGATAAGAAACGTAGGTGGTAAAGCCATGACTCTTCTTGAAGATGTTCCAAGAAGTATTGCTGATTTATTTACAGTAACTGGTTTTGGAATAGCTGGAGAATATGGTTACAAAGCTTTTAAGTTTGTAGCAGATGGAATAGGTTTTCCTGTTGACCCCATTGATAAAAACAGACCCGACTCTATATATACTCCTCAAACTAGAGATGCAGCAAGAACATTCTTAGGTGATGATGCTATAAGAAAGTACCAAAAAGACTTGGCTCAAAACGGTATTCTTGTAAGTAAAGAACTGACAGGTAAAATATTTGATTATAACTTTGATTCAATAGAAAGAATAGCTACGATTGCTCCTGCTATACTTGCTGATGTTAAGTTATTTTTAGCAGGAACAAAAAGAAAAGCAAACATCCTGCAAGAAAAAATGGGAAAATTTAAAGACGATAATCCCGGATTAGCCAATAACCCAGAAGAATTTACAAAAGCTTTTATAGAGTCTGAACTTAACAAAAGTGCTTTTAACATATTTAGGCAGGGTTCTATTGGTCCTAGAAAATTAAGAGAACACATAATAAGTGAAAGATTAAAGAAAGGTGTAGATATCATAGATGCTACAAAACCTTTATCGCAACGTGTTCCTGTCGTACAAGCAAACACTAGATTAGAAAAAGCAACTAAAAATTTAAATGACTATGTTCAAAAAGATGCCACTGCAGCTTACAGAATAGCAACAGGTGGGGATCAAAAGTACAAAGAACTATCAGCAAGAGTTCTTAGAGCAAAGGTTGAGAAATCATTAATTGAAACAACTTCAGGTACTCCTGCATGGTTAAGTCAAACATATAAAGATGCTGCTTTGTTTACAGCCGCAGCAGGAGTGGCTGGTCAAACTATGCAATATCACGGTCAAGACCCTAATATAGGCTATCTACTCGGTATGGGTTCAGTTATGACATACCAAGTATCTCATGGTGTTAAAAATACATTCTTCACCAAAGATAATTTTATAAACATAATTGACCCTAAGAAACGTAACGATTTTATTTTATACTTAAATAGATTAGAGATAAACGCAGGTGGTTTTAAAGATGCAAAAGAGATAAAAGAAGCACTTAAAAACCCAGCTTTAGAAAACATACCTAAAAACTTACAAAGCTTGGCTATAGAACTGACATCTAAAATGCTTAGAGTAGATGATAATTTTGCTGATGATGTTGCAGCAAATGCAAGCGAGTACTACAAATACAAAAAAGATTTAGAAGCATTGGGGATTGATCCTAACTTAATTACAGACGGACTAGGTAGCATTAGTAATGTTTCATTTTTTAACACACTCGAAGATTCATTTCTAGCCAACATAGACTACAGTGATGTATTTAACGCTGATACATTAAAGATATTTAAATCTATACAAGATCAACGTGTGGCACTGCAACAAAACACATCCGTAGCACTACAGAAATTACTAAACATAGAAGGTGTAGACAAGAATAATCCTGCACTTATAAAAATGGTGTCAGGTTTGCAAAGTGTTATTGCTCAAAATCAAAAGAACTTTGATCTCGTTGAGTCATTATCTAAACAAGTTAAACAAAAAAAGATAAGTTTATTACAAGACATCGTAACAGGAGTGGTTGATCCTGATGATATGAAAGCTATTAACGCTGGGTATGGTAGCGTTAATTCTTTTTACAGAAGTATTACGAATGATTTAACTCAAGATTTGCGTTTAGCTAAAGATATAAATGCAGCAAAGAAATACAGAGATCAACTTAATAAAGTAGAATCGATAGCACTAGATGTAGTTAACAATAATTTAACTACTTTAGAAAAACAGACAACAGCAACATTAGCTAACATTCCGGGAATACGAGCAGGAAGCACACCAACTTCTACTGCAATATTAACAGGAAGTCCAAACACTGTCTTGGCAAACTTAAACAAGTATGGAGCAGAAGACTCTGCTTTTGCTAAGATAATACTTGTTAGCAGAGATACAAAGAAGGCTCAAGCAAGGGCCCCATTTATTGAATTTGATAAGCAATACGTAGGTTATCAAACAGACGCAACTGATTTAGCTTTTGACTTTATAGAAAAATTAAGATCGGGAGAGTTGGGTGGCACTAGAAAGTTAGTTAAGGAGACTATGGCTGGTGGAGACAAAAATATAATCTACACAACTTTCAATGATTCTGCTAAAAACTGGTTGAGAAAAATGGAGTTTGATGATGAGACTATAACTTCTTTTAAAGATGAAATGATAGAAGAGGGATTCAACGCAGATAATATAGAAGCTATAGACATACTAATGTGGCTACGAAGTGATGGTGAATTTAAAGATCAAATTGCTATAGGTCTTAGTATGAATCAGACAGTAGACCTGTTAGATGGCATGGCTAAAGGTGCGGCAAAGTATCAAGGGGAAAGAGGTTCTATAGATTATGCAAGATTCAGAGATCAGGTAGAAACTTTATTTGATAACGTTATTGATCCTAACGGTCAAATTTTACAAGATGGCTCTCAAGTACTGACATCACTAAGAACTATGAAACAAAATTATTTAGGTCAATACCTAGTGTTCAGAAATAAAGAGACTACGCTTGGCAAATGGGCAAACCCTAAGAACGCTGACGATGATACAAAAGATACTCCCGGAGGAAAAGTATGGAGTACAGGCAATAAACCTAACACGTGGTTAACAGTAGATAGTTTATTTACAGAATCTAGTAGTGGTGTAAACAAGATAGATAACTTTAACGAAGCTCTAGTAGGAGCAATAGGAAAATACACTGCAAAGTTTGATGCTAATGGTAAAATTGTAGAAGGTTCTAGCACTAGAATAATAGATGCTAACGGACCTTATGCAGCTTCTTTAGAAAAAATAGCTTTAGTTAAATACCACAGAGGAATAGAACAATTAGCAAGAAAAAATTTATCCTTAGAGGATTTTAACAAACAAAGAGAAACACTAGAAACAAATTTGACTAACGCATTTAAATACAACAGAAATGATCCTAAATCTGCTTCTGCATTTAATCGTGCAGATGCCTACAGTTCTTTGTCTCTTGATTCTAGAGCTTTAGAAAACAAAGATGTTGCTGAAAAAACAGCTAGAATATTTAAGGAAATTGATAATAAAGCAAGTAAACAACAATCAGCAATAACTATTTACCTTAAGAAACGACAAGGTAATATAGCAACTATAAATAATTTAGTTGGAGGATTAAAAACAAACGAGTCTACATTTAATACTCTGTTTGCTTCGGCTAACGGTCAACAGTCTATAGCTGGATTAAAAAGAGCTATGACAACTCCTACAAGGGCAGGTAAAAAAGCTGCCATGTCAGGAGAAGAGTTTGATGATGCGATGAAAGAAATTGTAGGAGTATACACACAGTCTTTAATTATAAAACCTCAAGGTGATTTTATTATGAAGACTTACAAAAATGCTGACGGAAGTATAACCACACAAAAAATAGATAGGGTAGACACAGATACAGATGCTCTGAACGATCTATTGAATAATGATATAACAGTCGCAAACCTCAAGGCCGCAAACGTAATTGATGATAAACAACTTACGCATTTAAAAACAATAAACAGACTGTTAGTTAAACAAAAATCTAAAGATCGAGCAGATGTATCCTTTAGAGGTAGACCAACAGGTATGTCTGTTGAAAGTTATATAAGTAGATTCTACTCAATAAACAGAGGTGTTGTATCTGCAAGATACGTAGGAACAGAAGCTATAGTACAAGTATTTCGTAAAAATAAACACAGATTGTTGCAAGAGATGATTACTAATCCTAAAGTTGCAGAAGCTATGGCAGAGCTTATGAGTACACCAAGCGATTTATCCGAAACAAGGATAAGAGCTATTGACGCTTTACTAATGACTACTGCAGTACAAGTGCAGGCTCAACAGAATCAACTGTCTGATGATGAAAAAGCAAGAGCAATGATGCCTACCATGATGACAATTGAGGAATCACTTAACCAAAGAAACAAAGTAAAAAGGATACAATAATGAAAATGTATAATAATGGTCAACGCCCAACCAAGATGTATGGTGGTGGTATGGCAATGCCACGCAAACCTATGATGATGGGTGGACTTGCTGAAGAAAATAGAAAGTCATCTGCAGGTCAATCAGGAATGATGAACCCGATGGGTAGCATGACTGAGAAGAAGAGGTTCAGTATGGGCATGAACAGTGGTGGATTAGTTGGTAAACAAGCTAAGTTAGACAAGAACAAAGACGGTAAAATATCAGGTGACGACTTTGATATTATGAGGAAGAAGTAGGCTTATCTCTTTGCCTAGATATCTTACGACCTTTAAAAAAAACAATTGTATTGATAGTGGTGTTGATAGTTATGGCAATAGTTAGCCATGCTTCCCACCACTCCATCAGAGAAACCTACCTGATTTATCCATAACCTCTTGTGCTACTGATCTCAAGTATCTTATAAAATCTCCCACCTTGTTTGTACCCTCGTACATAGGAAGACCTAAGTTCATAGTCTTCTCAAACTCTTCAGGCTCAACTGCATCGTAGAGTATCTCAACATTCCCATCTTTATTTAAAAATGCTTCTAGTGAAAATAATTTAGCTTTTACTTTGGACTTCATTGATTGGCTCTAATTTACTTATAGGT